ATGCTCATCTAATAGAATCGGGACTGGTTGAAGCTGTTGAGATTATGCAAACACGAGTCAAAGTGGTTGCTTCAATGGGACAGCATTTGCTATACGAACAAATCCTCAATACTGATATATACCCAATCATACCAGTCCCAAATATTTGGACTAATACTCCATATCCAAAATCAGATGTATCTAAAGTTAAAGATTCTCAAAGACTTATTAATAAGCTTTTTTCTTTAACACTTAGTCACGCTCAAGCTTCTGCTGGTCTTAAGTTACTTGTACCAGAAGGAAGTGTTGATAATGTTGGTGACTTAGAAAGAGATTGGGCAAATCCCAATGCTGTATTAGAATACAATCCTGAATTTGGTGAACCACATTTTCCTGCTCCTCAACCACTTGCTGGTGAGTTCTATCATTTAATAGATAGAGTAGAGCATTATATAGATTTAAATTTTGGAATCCCAGAACTTATGCAGGGATTTAAAGAAAAAGCTCCAGATAGTGTACGTGGTACAGCTATGCTTTCAGAAATGGGAGAAAGCCGTGGACGTTCTAAGTTAAAAGACATAGAAGGAAGTCTTAATCAACTTGGAAAGTGTATTTACAATTATGCTAAAGGACATTACAAATATCAAAAAACATTTAGAATCGTGCAACCAAACAATGATCTTACTGAATTTTCAGTAAACAATAGGTTGTATGATGACAAAACCAACGAACTGCAGACAATTGATAATGATATATCATTAGGTCAGCACGATGTTAGAATAATATCAGGTTCAACTTTACCTTCAAATAAGATGGCGGAATATAATATGTATCTTGAAGCGTATAAGTTGGGATTGGTAGACGATGTCGAGGTCTTAAAGAAAACAGAGATCTATGACAAAGAAGGTGTATTGCAACGCAAAGGTATGATGTCTAAAATGCAGTCATACATACAACAACTAGAGGGTCAAATAAAAGAACTCAGTGGTGATTTACAAACGGCTGACAGAGAAGCTGTTCACGCTAAGAAGCAAGTTATCACAGAGAAATTTAAAACCGACCTAAAAGAGATTAGCTCTGATGCGAAGTTTAAGGAAAGAGTTAAGCTTGGAGAACTAGAAAAGGTGATTGATAAAGCAGATGTTCGTGCCGAAGCTGCGTTAGCTATACAAAAGGCGAATAAAGGGAGTTCCTCTAAAGAGGGGAGCGCACAGAATAAACAATAATCAAAGGTCAAGCTTCTTCGGAGTATCTAATGGTGTTTCGAATTAAAGAAGAGATCTAAAGGAGGTTATATGGAAGATCAAGTGCAAGGCGATGTAGTTGAACAGAATGTTGGTAAAACAACAAGAGAAGGCTTGCAAGTCTCAATGTCAGATGTAGAATTGGCTTCAGAGATTCCAAGTGTTCAAGATGGCGTAATTGACGAAGGAAATAAGAGAGCACCTAATTTAATAACTAAAGAAGGTGACGATTCGGAAGTTAACTATGCTACTGATTGGGAAAATGAAACTAAGAAGTTTCAATCTATGTATGATAAGCAGAATTCTGATTATCAGAAACTTCAAAGTGACTATGAAAAACTTCAGCCAATGTCTGAATTACAACAGGTTCTTGAATCAAGACCAGATGTAGTTGAGGCTATAAAACAAAAGCTTGAAGGAAAAAGCTCTCAAGAAACTATACGCGAATCAGATGATAGCAACACAGTTGACGAATCATCTTTTGACCCGTGGGAAGCCTATTACAAACCAGAGTCAGCTTCATTTAAAATGAGGACGACTCAAGAAAAGGCTTTGGTAGATGAGGCAGTTGGAAAACATATGTCTGATCTTCAAGGTCAAGTAGCGTTGCAAAATTTACGCAACGAGTTAGCAACTAGTTATGATATGAAAGATGAAAAAGATATTAATGACTTTATAGATTTTGCTACTACGCCAAGAGATCAATTACCAATTGATTTGTTAATTGATGTTTATCGTAAGCATTATAATAAAGGAGCTGATAACGTTTCACCTAATATGGAAGCAGTTAAAGCAACTCAAAGCATTCCAAGAACAGCTGGGATTCTTCAAGGTGGCGAACCACCACAAAAGAATGAACAGGATTCAGCTTGGGATAGGATTTTGCAAGCAGGGCAAGCAGGGAGAATTCCCTAATTAATATAATCAAATAGGAGGTAACAAATGGCTGTTACACAAGGAATAAAATCCAGTTATGATATTACAGCTGCTGCCACTAGTGCTGGTGTAGGACAAGCTCCTGACCGCAGACGATTATACGATTTCTCGGATAGGGTTGCCGAATTGGCGCCAGAGGAATCACCGTTTTTTGTATATCTTTCAAAGGTTGCAAAAGTTCCAACGGATGATCCTGTATTCCGATTCTTAGAAAATCGTTCAAAGATCGACTGGTCAACAAGAGACTTTTTACTAGCATCAGCTCCTGGCACAGTAACTGCTGGAAGTTCTTACTCATTTACAGTTGACGCAGATAGCGCAACTGGTGGTAGTACTTCTGGTGGAACCGCACCTGCTTTTTTAATTAAAGGTATGGTATTTTCAGTAGCTTCACTTGGCAAAAATGCCAGTGCTGGTTATTCACAGGTTTTAGTTAGAATTGAAAGTGCTCCAGTAGTTGGTAGTTCTTCTACTACATTTACAGGAAAAGTTATTGACTTTTCTGCTTTAACTAACTCAGGTGGTGCTATTAATGGTGAAGACGGATTAGCAGACAACGATCTATGTCAAGTAATTGGTACTTCATTTCAGGAAGGCTCAGCATCTCCAGATGCCTGGTCTAGTGAGATTGAAGATAACTATGGCTATACACAGATCTTTAAAACAGCTTGTGAGATGTCAAACACAGCGATTGCAACACGCTATCGCGGATATGCAAACGAATGGGAACGCATTTGGGCGATGAAACTTCGTGAGCATAAAGTTGACATTGAAAGAGCTTTATTATTCGGTCAAAAAGCAAGAGTAAGTTCAATTCAATACACAGAGGGTGTAGTCGGACATATATTAAAAAATGGTGTTGCACAAATTGGTGACGCTGATCTTTCTTATACATCTGGTCAACCTTACTTTAGAAGTGTAGAAGATTCTGAATTAACTTATGATAGATTACTTTCTGATATGGAAGTAATGTTTGATCCAGCACGTGGTGGTGCAAGTGAGAAACTAGTACTTGCAGGTCTTCCTGTAATTAGTTACTTTAACAAACTTGGAAAAGATTCATTCTTGAGTACAAGTTTATCTTACAGTAAGAATGCTTCAGAAAATACTACTCCTACGGCAACTGGTACAAATTCATCTCCTCATCGCATGAACATGCAGGAGAGAAATGGTGCTTTTGGTCATAAGGTATTTACAATTGAAACTGTTCACGGTACAATGCACTTAGTCAAAGAGCCATTGTTTAGAGGTATGACTTCTAACTTTATGGCTATGATTGATATGAGTCAAATTGCATATCGTCCACTAGTTGGAAATGGTATTAATCGTGATACAGCAATAATGTCTAACATTCAAAACGCTGATGAGGACTTGAGAAAAGATATGATTCTAACCGAAGCAGGCTTAGAAATTACATTACCTGAATCTCATTCACTCTACAACGTAGAATTTTAGGAGGTTATAATATGTATACTGATAAGTTAAATAAAAATAGTGGTGCTTTTGAAACTGGCGAAAAAGCTTACCAGAAGATTGATAATTCTGCAGCTGTAGCGAGAACGCTTAAAGCTTCAGAGTCTGGAACTCTTTTCGCAGTTGATATGTCTACTGTAGACAACAATGTTACTATAACATTACCAACAGTTTCAGATGCAGTTGCTGGTGTTAATTATGATTTTTGCTTTACTGTTAATTCAGATGATGATGCAGATTTTATAATAACTACAGGTGCTGATGCAACTGATATATACGGTGGTATAGTAACGTTAGCTGCTAATAGTACAGTTGATGCCTTTAATGGTATTTCAAAAATAACAGTTGATGGCTCAGTTGCCCAAACTTGTGAGGGATTAAAAATATCTCTTGTTTGTGATGGTGTTAACTGGCATCTTAGTGGTCATATAGCCACTGCTGTTGGAACTGTTCACTTAGTAGGTGCTGCTGCTGCTTAACAATCCGAATAAATAAGGATTAACAGATTTGGATTCTGTGGGGCTATTCAAAAAAAGTTTAGCCCCGAATATCCTAAAAATTTAAATTAAGGAAATAGAAAATGGCAGATTACAACGCATCAAATACAGATGTTAAAGTATTTATTCACGATCCAAAACCAGGAAGTAAAACGCAAAGTGCTGGTCAAATCGCAAAAGATGTTTATGACCATATAGCAGGATTAGATTCTACTAATAACAAAGTTATCTCCATATCACATTGTGCATTAAAAGGTGATAAGATTATGACTATGGTAGTATCTGGTGCGTAAGCTTAAGTGTCAACATTGCGATAAACCAAATCCAGAAAATTGGTTTTTCTGTAGAGATTGTGGTAAAAGAGCATCAGCTCCAAAGTTTACTACTAATTCATTTGTTATAAGTGAAGCTGGTAAAAGAACTGATGTAGAATTTAATACTATTTCCTATGACGAAAGTATTAAGAAAATGAACAAAGCCGATAAACGGTGGAAAGGATTTTAATATGCCTTATGGTGCAGGAACTTACGGAAGTAAAAAGGGTAGACCTAAAAAGAAAAAGTCTGCTAAAAAGAAATCTAAGAAAAAATCTAAAAAGAAATAAATAAATGGCAAATTTTGACGCACAAGTAGTAGAACTAGTTGGTATTACATATAGCACCGACCAAGCTGCATTAGATCAGTTTATAACTGAAGGAGCTAATGAAGTTATTAACGCTATGCCTCGTTCTATAATGGAAAGAGTAGCTGAAGAAACTACCTTTACAAACACTGTATCTTCAGAAGGTCATAAAGTATTAGCTGTTTTAAAACACGACGGTACGATAGATCAACCTTGTAGAAAAGTTCCAGCTTTTAAAAGAGGTAGGATTCAAGATTCTTCTGATATGGAATTTGCTAATAGTTCAGATCCAGCTTATTATATACAAAATTCGCTGATAACATTGTTTCCAACAGGAGATGGAAAGCTTGTATCTATGCCTACGTATAGTCAAGCTTCTCCTTTAAATGCTGATGGTATTGACGCTATACCAAATTTTCCAAATGAGTATGAATACTTAGTTGTATTATATGCAGCAATTAAAGCTCTTCAACAAGTTTTAAATAGCATTGTA